CAGAAGAATCAAACTCTGACTTATCGTAATTACGATAACCTTCTACGTTCCTAATCTTCAGACGGAAGTTTGCGCCTGTCCAAAGGTCAAAAGGATTCATAGGGGTTTCGTCTTCAAACTGAGGAGTCATTTTATCTTCCAACATATCATGAATCTTCTTACCATAACGATACAAGAAAACTTTACCTTCGTTTTCGGGATTTGCAGGATCCTTGACCACATAAATGTTAGAAATGTATGTCAGCCTGCGCTTCTGTTTACGAGCAATATCTTTGTTTGCTTCAATACCAGAATTCCACAACATAGAATTGTATTCTGAAACAGGATCCTTTTGACCTAGAGTAGTCAAAGAATTTTCAATGTACCAACCACCTGGTCCTTGAAAACCGTGATTAAAGATTCTTACGTAAGGAATACTTTCACCTTCTGGTGCTGGCAAGAAACGAATAATTGCATAACCGTTTCCAGCTTTGTCCACCTCTGGTTTCCAAAACCGTGTGTCTACAGTACGAGCGACATTACTAATTTTCTTTGTTTCTTCAAGAAGACTTTTAAAAGAATCTTTTCGAGATCGTTTAAGTTCTGCGAATGAATTTGACATTGTATTTTCTCCGTATATTAAATATTAACAAGTTATCCACATTCAAAAAAACATAATCTAGTCATTACAATAGTGCGTATTATACACCATCTGACAATTGATTGTAAAGTCAAACTGGTAATTTATTTATCTTTTCTTTCAACTGATTCAATTCAGATGCTTCTAAACGAATCTTTTGTTTTATAATGTTATTGATCAACTTTGCACCAGACTCAACTTCTATACCAAGTTCATCACAACAATGCAATATTGCATCCATGTAAGGTATCTTATCTTTACAAACAATATCCTCTACCCTTTCAGAAAAAACTTTTGATGTAGGTACATTATTAACCATAAATTACTCCCAACGATAAAATCTATGTTCATCGAAATCTCCGACAAACTTCATTCCCCTGTCTTTCGTCCAAGGGGGTTCACTATTGATATATTTTGTGGAGTAATAATTTGTAGCTCCATTGGTAATATCAAATCCATAATAGTGCATAATATAAGCCCAGTACGCTTCTCTTTGTGATCTATTCCATGTTTTCCAATCTCTTGGACGATCAGATTTACCGTCACAATACCAAGAAAATTGACACATATTTCTAGATACTATTCCACTTCGATAAGAACCTTGCTTGATTACATCACAAACATTACTAGGCCAACGAGACTCTTTGCTATGAGCCCTGTTAAGAACAACTAGTGCCACGCTTAACCTTCCTTGCAAATTTTGGTCACGTGCTTCATGATATATGTTAAGAGCCAAACACTCTAGCTCATTTTTGGTAACACTCACTTTATTATTGAACGGATGAGCCGGATCCGTTCCATTCATCATCAAAACAAATAATGATGCAATAAGAGAATCAAACATCCTCTACATACCTCCTTATTTTAAAATGTACCCTGACGCCGTTTAAGAACGCCTCTATCGGTACGGGTCATACCTACACTATCTTTCGGGTAGTCCGGACATGTTTGGTAACAAGGCCTGTCATTACCTCGGAGGATTAGGCCGCCAGGGCGTATTCCTCATAGTAGTCATCATTTGCGACTATTTTAGTTTGCAGATTTACGGTCTTGCTTACCGATCCTCCACTTGACCTTTTGCATGAATCGATCCTGGTTCATCCCCATAGAATTTGGTGGAGATGGGCGGTACTGCCCCGCCGTCTTCTCTACAATTAATCAAGCATCATCGAATTTTTTAAAATACTTTCTAATGCGTTTATTATATTTTCGCTTAATAGCTTTTCTCTGACCAGCTCTCCAGTTATAGAAAGATTTATTACCGTGGCAGAGCGCGTCATATTCATCGCCATCTATCATTGGTATGCGTTGTTTAGCCATCATAATTATCAAATACATTCTTTACAGCAATCATCAGTACCGCAATTAATGTGTACTGATGAATCTGAAATGTACTGCCCTCCGAAGTCAGGATATTCTTTACAAATACCACAACCAGTACCTACTACTTTAATCAGTTCTGGCTGATCTTGTAAATCTTTTTCTGTGATTTTTTTACAAATACAAACGTACATAAGTTTTATTTATTACGTTAACATTTCGTAAATTTCTTGCCAGTTTTTCACTATGGGAATGTTAGGATTGTTGTATTTCATGTTATGTTCATGTTCCATAAGAACCGAACTCAAACCAAGATCATAACCAACTTCCGCATTTGTTATTTTATCTTCGATCCAAGGAACTCCGGAGTGTGAATACTTTTCAAGTTCATGATCTTTATCGGCGCCAGTGTCAAGGCACACAACTTTGTTTATTGCAGTTCCGAAAAGTTTGAATAGATTCATTTCACGTAAACGAATTGCAAAAGGATCAAGACTCATTGATGTGATTACGTCAAACACATAACCATGCTTTCTATGCAACAAATCAACATAAAACATTGCATCACGGTGAGGCGGCAAAAATCCCATAGAAGCTGATTCGTTAAAATTTTTAATAAGAAATTTTTTCTTCTCTTCTGAAATATCGTAACTTTTTGTGACGGAATAAAGTCCTTCTATTTTTTTCTTGTAACCGTGAGACTGCATCCAAATATCAAAGGCGTACTCCCAGTTCAGGAGTACGCCATCACAGTCTGTAAGTATTAACTTACTCATTTATGCCGCTTCCGCATATTCAACCGCAAGTTCCAACGCTTCGTTTTTCCGGTCAGCATTCGTGCCATACCAAGAAGAGTACAAACGGGTGTCTGCATTGCGTCCAATGACATGATCAGACATGTACGTGACCGTGTTGAAAGCGTGCCACCACGATCCTTTACCGTATTCCATACCCGGCTGATCGTCAAGCAAGTCATATGCAATTGTCGCATTACGAGACTTATCTTTACCCAACTTCACAGACATTGAAGGAAAAACCCGATCAAAGTAATCTTGAACTGTCTTGTCGTTGAACCTTTTCGATCCAAGAAAACGAGCCATTTCAGCATACTTTTCCAGTTTAATGTTTGCGATACCGAGCGCTTCACGCATCAACTCAACATCAAACACTTTACGGTGATTTTGTGTTGCCTTGATGTCACTGACTTCACCCAAAGCGAAAGAAAGCGTATTATTACAAACTACGCGAGTCGGCGTACTGCGAAAATGAATTCCACGGCCGAACCAGTGTGGATTGGTCATCAAAAGGTATTGTACAGTCTCATCTTCTTTAAAGAGTACAAACTTTTCTTTCATTTTAGCAAGTGCCCAGACGACCTTACCATTTTTCAATGAACCAATTGTCTCCATTGCGAGTTCGCCAGAATCAATGAATGGTTGAACCCAACCGAACGCATCGATATTTTGACATTCATTCCAAGTTCTGCTAACAACAGAAAGAAGTCTGTTGTCCGTTTCGCGGATCAAAGCCTGTTTGGTTCCAGCAGAATATCGAACACCATCAACTTCATACTCAAGAGGAACTTTTTTTACGGTCCAACCAACACCGGCTTCTTCAAGCATATCTGGCAGAGAAATTCCTGGATCTACTTGTGTTCCAAGACCGTGCCAAGGTACTTGGCCGACATATGCCATTTGTGCTTTGCCGTTAACAATTTCAAGTTCATGCATTTAATATCACCTCTTTGATTTGATGTATATATTATACTCTTTTTTAGTAACAAAAGTAAAGTATTTTTTAGAAAAAAATAAAATTAATTTCTTCTCATTGTTGCACTATCAATTGCTTCTTGTTTCGATATTACTGGAACAGCATTCGATTTGTGCATAGTGGCAATTCCGATTACTACATCACCGGAATACTTTTTGGAAGGTTTTTTAGTACCACTGATGGGTCTGTTTGACATATGACTAGGAATGTCTGGAGTCTTTCTTCTGTAAACTCCAGAAGCGATTACTGACTTTGCTTTACTTGAATCAACGTCCGTCAGGTCTTCACGTGTTAATCTTGACTTCAAGAGAAGTTTGTATTCTTTTCTTTCTTTTTGTAAACGGTGCGAAAGAAGCCGGCGTTCTCTAGCCAGTTTTTTCAATCGACTCTTGGATATTTTTTTTGCCATAATAAAAGTAAAGTTTAGTCACTAAATGTCTTCATCTCCTAAACCTGTTAACTCAGTGTTGTGTAAGAAAAAAAATCCATTAACGGCCGACAAAAGCGCGGCCGCATATAATGGAGGAAAAATTAAAAATTCTTTATCCGTGATCAGCGACCAAAAATATTGTGTGCCACAAAGAAAACAAAAAGCAGGAATAAAAGTAGATGCTGCAATAAAAAGAAAAACATCTAATGCAGTGGTTCGAGATGAATAATTACTCATTATAATCCTTTGTGATACTTTGATTGTATATTATATACATACATGGTTCTAAAGTAAAGTTATTTTTAAAAAACAGGTTTTTTTGTGCAAACATAAACATGGTTTACACTTATTTGAGGAAATTTAAAAGATTTACCTTCATCACACAATGATTTAAAGTAGTATAAAGTTGCTGTCAAATACTTTGCAGCAGCCATTTCTTCTGTTTCTTTCTTTACTAATTCGATGTTTGTAATGTGTATTTGTTCTTGCATCTTTTTTCCCTTTTCCCAACCCACATTATAAAAAAATTGAGCAAAAAATATGCATATACTAAGATATATGAGACTACAAAGTAACCAGAAAAATAAATTATTCATTTGAAGTGGCGCCGCTGTTAAACAGTTTTTCTTTTATTTTACCGACAAGAGTATGAAACCATGTCGGAGAAGGAATCAACCATCCAATAGCTACACCACAAACTATAGTAAAAAGAAAGTCTACCATGACATTCTCCATTTTTTGTGCTTCGAGTTATTATTTATAAAAAAATGGTGTCGATTAGTGGCGCGCCTGGAGAGATTCGAACTCCCGACCACAAGCTTAGAAGGCTCGTGCTCTATCCTGCTGAGCTACAGACGCAAAATTGGAGCGGGAAGAATGACTTGCACATTCATCTGAAGGTTGGAACCTTCCGTAATACTCTTATACCATTCCCGCAATAAGAATTATTTTGTAATACAATTATAGTCTATTCCGACCATCAAAGTAAAGCATTTTATCGAAGAGTTTTTTTGCCGAGGGCGCTTTTACTTACATAATCACACATAATATGTGAAGGATATTTTCCGCCTTGTTTGTTTCTGATATTGACCTTAAAATCAAAATAAGTATTACTAAATCTAATGTCTACTCTTTTACCTTTGCCCGAGCGGCCGCCATAGTCTATGATTACGTCACCGTTTATGGTGGCCATTGCACCATTTTTTGATGGATCCATGTACCATACACTCATGGATCCACCTCCGTGTCCGTGTATCATCCAATATCCTGATCCGATTGCAGTAGACAAAAAATTTTTCAACAGGCTTTTGTTGACTTTCGCTTTTACTCCAGTTTGATGAACTTTTCCGAGATTGTAGTTATTAAACACACTACAAAATTCTGTTT